GTCGAGTGCAGGAACGTCTCGCGGATCAACGGGCGGAAGCGGGGGTGGCGGTACGTGGGGCGGAAGTGGAGGAAATGGAGGGATATCAGAGTGTCCGACCGGCGGAACACGCGTCAGAGACATCGACCCATACGGCACCGGCACCGACATATTGCCGGAGGGAACGGGTCGATTCAGATTCAAGACGCCGGGTGGGATTGGCGTCGACAAGATGGGCAATGGCCCAACGGACTGAGCAGTAGCTAGCGCCGGTGGCGGGAACGCAAACTTTGCGATGTTCAGTGTCGGCGGTAGACCGGCTGCGGTAGCTCGCGCCGGAACAGACGTCACTGTAGCATTAGTGCCCTGTGATCCACCACCGAAGTCATCAACCTGCCCATTCTGATACAGGCGAATGCCAATGTAACTGCTCACAGGTGGCGAGGCAGTGTCTGTGACAGACGTGTACTGCGTGTAGCCGCTGCCTGTGTCAAAGTACAGGGTGATGAGCGTCTGACCGGCGACCTTGTTCATCGTCGCCCACATCTTCGTGCCCGCACCCATGTGATCAGCATTGCTCATCATCGAGGTCTGCGAGCCGCCAGCAACTTTGATGATCTCGATGATGTTGTTCAGCATGTCATTGCGGATGCGGTAGTAGTAGCCGGTGCTGATAAAGCCCAGCATCAGCTGAGCATTCTGGCTTGACCCTGACAGGGTCATGAATGCTTCTGTGTCTCCGGTGAACAGCGTGTTCCAGTAGGATGACGATGGACCACCACCACTAGCAACACGGCAGTAGTCGCCGCCGATCCTCAGAGAGCTATCACCCGTTTCCCCTGGGGACGACCAGCTAGACCCGAGCGAGGAACTATCCGCCCGGTTGAAGTTGTCGAGTATCCCGTTGTGAGGAGAAGGCACTAGTCCACCGTCACCACAATCGAGCCGACTGTCGGCATCGTAACAACGCCAGGCAGAGTGATGTCCACTGTGTTAGGTGAGGATCCATGGATCGCTGTCTGGAGCGATGAGATGTACCGCACGCCCGGAACGTTATCCACAATCTGAACTGCCTTGAAATACCGAACAACTGTCTCGTTCTCCCACTCGGTCGGGTCAATCGCTGCCGGCGATGTCCCAGTCGCTACTACGTCGGGCAGGCCCCATGTTGACGGGTTGAGCCAGTTAGCCAGCGCCTGATAGACGTTGGACTGTAGCGCAGTGTGATCTGTACCTGTATCGGCAACAACGGTCACCTGAACGTCAATAGACGTGTAGGTGGGGTCTAGCACCGGGATCACAAAATTGATCTCACGATGCGACTGCATGTAGGCGATGGCTGCTGACTTCACTGCCGAGCTAACCGGCTGCCCCTGCTCATCGATCAGACTCAGCGTAACGTATCGCTCCTGGTTCGTCTGAGCAGCTGCGCCGTTTGTGATCGTTGTCACCGTTGCGGTATGGGCGCTGCCCGTGAGGGACGTGCTGTTTGTGGTCATCGCTGCCTGGTTCGTTCCACCGAGTGTGCCCAGGAAGGTGACGACGTATGGCGCTAGACCGCCGGCACCGCCGACGCCGCCAGTAACAGAGATGTTGCCAGATCCGATAGAACTCAGGCCCGCGAGCGCAGTCTGGAGCGCGGCTGCCGTGATGTTGTATGCGAGCGCCGCCGTCGTCTGCCCACCAAAGCTAACTGTGAACGTTCCGCCGGTAGCATCAACATTGATCTGCTGAACCTCGTTGATTGCTGGCTCGTAGCCGTCGAGAGCCGTGGCGCGGTAGACACCAACAACGTTCTTCACCAGGGCTGCGAAGTCGGCAGGAAGGATCGGCCTCGGGGCCATCAGCTGTAGCTCTTCCACAAGGTGGTTGAGATAGGTCGAGTCGTCCTCTGCGTCGATCCCTCCCGTTGTGGGAGTGTCGATAGTCACCGCTGTGACAAAGGTAAGAATGTCGATCAGAGTGACGTCACCGCTCAAGTTGCTAGAGTCGGCACCAGGGAAGACGGCCGAGATCATCACGCCATCGGTAGCAGTCGATGTGCTACCAGCAGGGATGACAACATCGCCGATAGTCACGAATGGATGATCAACACCTTGACTATCTCGTAAGCTGATCTGTGTACCGCCAGGGATCGTGTACCCAAGATCATCCTGCACTGTCCAGGTTGTGAACCCAGTCGCGCTCGCGGCATCGACAGGTTGAATTCCAAACAGCTGCCCGCCGAAGTAGCGAAAGATTGCTGTAGGCACCATGCTCTCGATGTCGCGCACTTGCGCCACCATTCGGGCCATGGCTTCGATCAGCCATACCTCGAAGTTGCCCTCCTGCGGAAGCCAGCCAGGGATTGCATTTTGCAGAAAGTCAAATGAGTCGGTGGCCAACGCATCAGGATCAGTCTGGATCGGTACGGTGATGTACTCAGGCACTCTGTGGTCCTCCGATCTTGGCCACCCTCATCTTGACTATGTCGACAAGACGGTCATTGATGTCTGGTGACTGAGTGAGCGCGAGATCAGCACGAGGTTCCCAAAGTGAGATCTCATTGCTAAGCCGGTTGATGTCAATCTCGTCCTTTTCGGTGAACGTCTGGTCACTCGTGCCAAAGAGTCGAAGCTCCGGTCTGAAACCGATTGGGCAACGAGCGATAGCCTGAACGCAGTCAACGACATCATCGAGATCATCCTGCTCATTGACGTTCACGCCACCAGCGCCGCCGCCAATGAAGTCGAACGGGAGAGCGATGTGTGGGATGAGTGCATCTTTGCTTCTCACACGTAGTCACTCCATGGGAAGTTGGGGCCAGGGTCTTGGTGGTAGTTATCAGGAACGTCGCAGTGCCCGAACCAGCCGGCATTGGCCCAGTGCGCGCCACGACTACCGAAGTCACTCTGGTTGACCATCGGGACACCACTAGCAGTCATTAGGGCAATCAGCGCATTCTTCATCGGAGCCATCCAGCTACGCCACTCATTGGTCGACCATTCCATCGCTGCCCCTACTGGAGTCATGATCTCTATCTGACACCAGATCTCAGAGTCGTGGTCGATGGTCGCGTCTGAACTCTTGCCGAGTGGGAAGAACTGCGTGATGCGAGGTTCGCCGCCCTGAAGACCGATGGTGAAGTTGGGAGGATACTGTCCAGCCATGTAGTCTCTCGTGGAGTCATAGCTGCCAAATCCTTCAGTGTCATGGAGCACACCGCGCTTGAGGGCTGGGTTGACCGTCTGGTTCGCCCCACCGCCGCGACCAGTGCCGGTAATCGGCAGATGCTCGACATGGACGCCACCGACGGATGTAAGCCAGCTTGCATCTGTCGTGGGAGGAATCGGCTTGCCAGGAACACCAGATTGCTGTGGGCCGGAGTCAGAACCTGTTGGCCCTGTAGCCGACTCATCAAATGGCCACCAGCTGATGATCCACCACTGTTGGCGGTTGTCCTGAATCGCAAGCGCGCGATCACCCCGACCAGGCAGGGATGATGCATCTCTCGACTGCCATCGGCATGGCCCCCAGACGTGATTGTTGTCGAAGTCTGGGATGAAGATGTAGGCTGGCTCACTGATGTCGCCGATGTCATATGCAATGATTGAAAACCAGGCACCACCGAAGTCTAGCTCTGTACCCGAGTAGATCAGTTCCTTGACCTGACCGCTTACGTGTTTACTTGGTGCCACAGTAGCTCCTGAATCCCATGCGGTTTGTGTGGTAGCGATCTTCCTGCGCAACGCTGATCGTGATGGGGCCACCTGGTCCACCATGGCTGATGCACATGCCGCCGCCGATGTAGACAGCAACATGATCAGGTCCAGACCAGAAGACTAGGTCACCAGGTTGAGCATTCTGCTCCAGAATCTGCTTGCCTCGTCTCCACTGGCTGGTGGTATTGGCACCTTCACCGGCGAGGCCGGGATCTGTCCAGCCAGCAACAGCGTAGCAAGTAGCAGCGAAGCCAGAGCAGTCGAGGTACGGCGGGATGTCCGGCGGGAACACCTGATTGTGAATGGTGTAGATCGGTCGAGCTTCGCTGTAGCCGTTGTTGCCACCCTGACCCAGCCCTGGGTATGCCGTGTAGAACTGAGCGGTTTGGACAACCTTCTGTAGCTCAGCGACACAGTCAGCACTACGCTTGCCAGGCGGAACTCCGCCACCGGCGAATGGTCCACCACCAGAGACAGTCAGGCCTGTGTTCGACGGCTCAGGCAGAGCAGGCTGCGGCTTCTTGAGGGTGATTGTCGCGGTGCTGGTGATCTGCCCTGAGATCAGATCGCGCTCGTAGTCCGTCATGATCCAGCGACCGTCCCATGGGCCCATCTCTTCTAGCAGGATGACGTCACCTGGCTGCGCCTGCCAGAGACGTGTTTCGGCGGTGATCGTTACGGTGCCATTGACCTTGTTGCGATCGTAGTCACCGTTGATGTAGTCCACGCCCTCATTGAACTCTTTGAGAGTCCAGTCCGGTGTCCGCGAGAGGATGTCGTCACCCTTCTCAAAGTGAAGGTCATCGACGTAGAAGTAGCACCACCACTGAACTTCATTTGCCATGCGCTGCATGCAGTCCCAGCTGTCCTCAGGCTGCCACTGCCGGATCGAGCCGTGCTTGGCTGACTTCCGTACAGGAGCGCCACGGTGCCACTGAATTGTCGATGTGTCAGGGCCGCTTACAGCCGTCGGCGCTCCGGTAGGGGTAAACGGGTCGGAACCGGCTGCACCGGGGTTGTTCGCCACGCCCTGCGATTGTATGTCGCCTCCGGCGACTCCCCACGCGGTGACGATCCGTTCGGCTTCGAGGCGGAAGGTGCTGATGTACTCTGAGTATGTCAGGAACTGCCCTGTCAAGCCGAGAGGATCGACGCCGCTGTTCTGTGCCTTGGTACCAAGCTGCGCATAGCTGATGTTCGGATACTGCCTGTCTACGGAGATGGCTGCGTCGAGGAAGGCATGCGCGTCGATGGTGACGATGTTGCTAGCAGGCCAGCCGTCCGAGTGGTACTGCTGGAAGACACCGATGGGTCCATCAGGACAGCGTCCGTACTTCTGAACGCAGTCAAGGTTGGTGATCGAAGACTCACCGATGGCGACCATCATTGCGGTCACCAGGATCTTGCGACGTGCCTTCAGCTTCATGCCTTCATTCAAGATGTCGTTGATGTTCTTGATCTGGTCGTCGCGCGGCGCTACACCCTTGATTGTGATGTGCGCGCCCTTCTTGAGAACGCTCGCGCCAGGCACGTACTTGAATGACGGAGGCTGCGGCTTGATCCCGAGAACGCTGTCAATCACGGCAGGCGGCGCTGACCTGCCGATAGAGCACGGACTGATAAACTCACCCATCGACGGATCGCGCTGCTTGGCCTCAAGGAACAAACGCCAGATGAACTGGCAACGCGACAGCGTGCCCTTCGACACCAACAGCTTCTTGTTGAACTGCTTGAGGATCTGAACATGACGATCCTCGAACGTAAGCTGTAGCTGGTCATCCTTCTTGTTGACTGCCGCGAGCCGGAACCAGTGATCCTTCCAGGGAATGTACCCTGACTTGAGAACGATGTCGCTGCGGGTAGACAACGCTCCACTGCGGAGTATCTTGCGATCCCAGTCGATCACATCGCAGACGACTGTGCTGATACCTTGCGATGTCAACTTCAACGCGCTCGTCGGCAGCAGTGCCGGACGCAGATTGATGTTCGTCTTCGCGCCATCAATGTAGATCCAGAGGTCAGGCAGATCGCCGGACGGAGCTACGGGTGGGACAGCGTTGGTGACAGTCGAGCGCGTGCTCACGGAGCCGGCAGCCTTAGCTTCTTGCCGGCGGGTAGCGCGGCATTGGGATCACGGATCTCATTCATGAATGCAATCTCGCGCCACGCTGAGTAGTCACCTAGCTGACTCGTAGCAATGCTAGTGACTGTGTCTCCTGCCTTCGTGGTGTAGACCGTGTTGGCACTAGGCATCGAGGCAGGGTCAGGAGAGTATCCATAGGCAGTCTGGTTGTAGTTTGTTACAGACTGTTTCCCTCCGACACTGCTGCGCGTCTTAGCTGACTTAGATCGCTGTGAGGCGGCAGGGCTCGTTGTGATAACGTCGTCAGCGACATACTGCCAGAGAATGACGACCAGATCCTGACGCAGCATCTTGCCGCCGATAGCTCGCTCCGTCTTCGTGCCCCACTGAATATCGTCAATCACCCAGGTGATGTCTGTGTGGGGGACTGCACCGATGATCTTGACCGGAGGCGGCGGTGTGATACCGTTGCCTGGACTCGCCATGCGCTCCAGATTGCGGATCGCAGGCTCGACATCCGTTTCAGTTGCGAAGCCATCGAAAAGCACGGGCACAGACATCTTCATTGTCTTGACGCCGGTCCACATTGTGATCGACCTACGCCGCGCTCGATCTGTCTCTGTCCAACCGCCATAGCCTTCAGTGACCTGAGCTACCGCTCCATCCGATCCGTCGAGCAAACACGAGACTCGGAGCGGAGGGGAGACTGTCGAAAAAGTGATGTATTGGTTCTTGCTAGGCACGTGCACCCTCCGACAACAAGATGTGGGCGTTGTGCTCGGCGACGGTATCGCCAGAGATTTGTACCGGGATATGCGCGTGGATAGCAGCCGAGAACTTGCCGCCGGCAGCAGACCAGATCTGCCTATTGGGAGTAGCCGCCGGTGTGACGCGGCGTGCCGTTGGATGTGTCGATGCCGCGCCACCGATGTAGCCGATAGTGCCGACCTTGAGGTCACCACCGAAGAATGGAATGGCACCGACCACGTTGTTGTATGCGTTGATTACAAAGTTGATCTCACCGATGATCCAGTTCAGTGCCGCCTTGATCCAGCCGATCACCTTGTTCCACATGCTGACAAACATGTGCTCGACAAACTGGACTGCCTCGGTGAGTCCGCTCTTGATTGGATCCCAGAAGTGGTACAGAGCCCAGCCGATTGGACCACCGACGAGGAATGCGACCACATCCTTCCAGTGGTTGACTGCGAAGGTGGCGACGCTGACGATGGCTGTCTTGACCTTGTTCCAGTACAGGATCATCAGAACGATCCCTGCGATCACACCCATGATGGCGAGCAAGATGAGACCGGCCGGTGAGACCCAGAATGCGACATCGAGCGCGGCGAAGCTCGCGGTCAGGATGTCGATGGCTCCGCTGAACAGAGTGGCCGCGCCAGCAGCGATGATCATGATCTCTGGGAACGCTCCGACAATCACTTCCCATGCAGCACCAGCGGCGGTAGCTGCCCAAGTAGCGGCTGTGATCAACCAGTAACGGGCAGCCATGATCGCCTGCTGTACTGTAAATACCTGCATCGCAATGCCACCCTCTTCGGTCGCCCCGGTGAAGAATGCTTGTGCGAATGCAGCTGCCCAGAGGGCTGCCCTGTAGGAGATCATGACCAGCGTGCCTGCATCCACGACAGCCCAGTACGCGAGAGTAGCAATCTTGGTCACAACCATCCAATACTGAAGCAGGATCCACCGGGCGATCAGAGCCGTCAACACCCAGCTGAGCAGCTGACCATGGCCAGTTAGCATGTCGAGTGCCCAGAGCATCGGTCGGAAGGTAGCGACCAGGAAGAGCACGAGCATTGCTGACCGCTGAAGTGCGGGGATGATGATATTGCTGAAGACATTCCCCAGGATCTTGCCTACGGTACCGATCTCATTGAAGGCACCGGCGAGGAAGCCACCGGCACCCACCATCGAGTCGAGCGTGTTCAGGAATCCCTGAGTGCCGCCAGTATTGAATGACTTGATGAGCTTCTCCATCGCGTCGTTGATGTGGCCGAGGCCACCGAGCAGAGCGTTGAATGGGCCGGACACAAGCCTGCCCATCATCATCTGCGCGTAGTCCTTGAAGGTTGTCCACCGACCAGTCCAGGTCTTGCTGAAGCGAGCCATGCCGTCACCGAAGCGTGTCTGCATATACTGGATGATGGCGTTGATGCCGAGGTCACTCGGGATGCGCAACTTGCCTCGCATGAACTCTTCGATCTGCGTCTGCGTGAGGTGTAGTTCCTTGCGGAGCGCGGGGAAGACCGGCACGCCTGCCGTGTATAGCTGGCGCATCTGTCGCATCATCAGGAAACCGCTCTGGTGAATCTCGCCGAAGACGTATGTCAGTCGGCTCAAGTTCTCTGGGTGGCCGAGGTAGGCGAGCGCGTTCGCGGATGCGGTCAGAATCCTGTTGGCGTCTTGGATCGTGTATCCGAACGCAAGCAGCTGCCTAGCGCCGGTCGTCAGATTCGTGAAGAGGAATGGCGAGTGCGCGGCCATGTTGAACAGGAACGCAAGCTCAGTACGCGCCGCAGCCGACGAGTGCAGCAGGCCGGTGAAGGCTAGTGTGCTCGACTGCATCATCGCGTCGAACTTGAAGCCAGCGAAGACAGCGCCAGCGCCGATAGCCAACAGGGCCGTCGTCCCGTAGAAGGCATATCGGCGCGCGCTGTACAGCATCTGATTCAACAAGAACCCGCGCTGAGTCGCGCGAGCGGAGGCGGCAGCCGATGCATCCATCGCCGCAGCTGACTGCAAGGTAGCAGCATTCAGCCCCTCTGTGCTAGCCGTGACCTCGTCGATAGCGGCAGAAGTCTCGGCAGCGCCGAGCGCCTCCATCTGGAGAGCCCAGCCATCAACAACTTCGTAGCTACTCATTTGCTGAGCATCTCTCCGATCTTGTTGACGATGCGGTTAGCCAGATCCTCGTTGAAGTCTTTCATCATCTCTAGTGTCTTGACGGCGATGACGTGGCGTAGCTGTCCTTCGATGGCATCGGTTGATTCGAGCCAGGCAATGGGGTCCATTCCGGCGAGTGCGACGACGACTGCCTGACTGATTGAGTCACTCGCCTCTATCTCCCCAACCAGGCTTCATCGACTCCCTTGCTCGTATCAGCCATCCATCGCTGGAGCAGGATGCTGTGGCCGACGATGGCCATGTCGTTGTTCTTGAACAGTCCGAAGACGTTTGTCCTAGCATCTCCACCTGCGAACCCGAAGTATGTCCCGAGCCCAGGGTGGGAGTACGTCGCAGCATTGCCCTGCATCGGATCGACGCCATGCGGCGGCAGATCGGGGTCGATGGGGATCAGCTGATCGTCTGTGGTTTTGAAGTACAGACCCTCGCAAGCTGCGACGAGGACATCGACAGATCCGTACAGCTGCCGTTCGTCGTCGGCCTTGAACTGACGCTGAACCCTCTTTCCAATCATCGCCAGCTGCTTGCCGTCGATGACGCCGTATCTAGCAACAAGCTTGCCGGAGAAGCCGGGAACATCGATGTCCGCATGATCGGTTGCCTCGCTTGCGCGTTCCTGGCGCAGCTGGTCCATCATGGTCTGGACAATCGGGTTCCCGGCCTCTTCCGGTTCCCCAGTGTCGGTGGCCTGAGGTGTTGGCTGTTCGCTCACTTCTGCTCCTTCCCAGTATGTAGAACGCTATCCGCCCAGAGTAGGATCGCTGTTCTGGACGAGTTCCAGTTCGATCATTGCTGCATTACTGGAACTTGAATCGTGCGTCGGCGGCGTGACCTTCTTGAGCCGGCAGTTCATCACGATGGGAGCACCGTATGCGTTCCCATCGATGTCGAGCGGCTGCTGCTTCACAGTGACAAGCTGCTTGCCGACTGCATCGAGCAACCTCTGAATCGTGTCGTGATCTCGCTGGAGCCGATACAGACGCGACACGGTGATGTTGCCTGGCTTGCGCCTACCACCGAGAGCAATCTGAGGGCCCATGGCACCAGGGTAGTAGATGCCATCGTCCGAGTCCAGCTCACCACCAGACTTCTTGTCCCAGACCCCAGTGTTCCATGACCCAACGGTCACGGTTACACTGAAGGTGTCTTCGCGGGTCGGATTGACTGTCTGTGCCATCTGTTAGTTCACCCCCTAGATCAGATCGGTGAGCAGACGCTTGACCACCTGAATCTGAACCCACTCAGCGAACGGGCTCATGTGCAGATGGAGGACTGCGTGTAGCTCCTGGTTTTGGATCGTTGCGATGGTGTTCACGGCAGGGCCGGTATCGACCACGAATGCGGTAGCCGGACTGTCACCGAACAGCGATCCCTCGTTGTAGTACGTCATCAGCATGCCCGTCAGGTCACCGTTGAACTCGCCGATGGTGAGCCCCTTGCCGTCGATCTGCCTGAACGCATACTGCTCGGCAATGGCATCCGCGTCGGCTGCGATGGCCATGTAGAGCCGAGAGTTGCTGAACTCGATCCAGTTCGGATCGAGGTTCGGATCCACAACTGTGCGGTAGCCGTACATCATGATGCCACCGAACAGTTCGCGGGCGATGTTGACACCGGCCTCGTTGAGCGTCTCTCGGTCATCGTCAGAGAACGCAGGCTGGCTGAGACCGATGGAGTACAGCGACTGGCCATATGTGATACCGGCAGCCGCGATGTTCGGACTCAGACCCTGTGCGTCGTTGCGAGCGATGATCCCTGCCTGGATGGCAGACCACGGCACGGTGCGCGCCGTTCCGCCGATAACGCCAGGAACGATTGCCCAGGGAGCATGAAGCTCGCCAAAGCGGTCGTTCGGGTAACTCCTGAGGCTTACAGCTGCACTCACAAGAGTTGCCACCGAACCGGAGTCGGCCTGGTCGATAAGAGCGCAACGGTTGTTGTCGTTCGCGTGCTGGAGCAGGTTCTGCTGCGCCGCGAGGGTTGTACGGCCAGGCATCGCAACCTGACCAGGGCCGAGTGCCTTGGAGAACAGATCCAGAGCGGTGGTCCAGTTACTCTCAACGATGTTCGTGTGATCATCGGTGCCTCCCAAGAGTGCGTGGTTGGCGGTGAGAGCAGGTACGTTGCCAGTCCCTACATCTGTGATCGTGACGTAGGAACTCCCCAGCGACCAGGTGATCGCATCCTGCTTGGTCGTCAGGTCGCCAGACACCTCAAGAACCTCAGAAGTGTCGACATCGCTGATCTGGATCTTGTACTGTCCGCCGCTGTCACCGGCGATGACAGCAACTTCCAGATCGTTGCCCCAAGAGCCAGGGCTCTGTGCCGTCACGTGCAGCGTGTTGGCTGGCGTGCTGTCCTGGAGGGTGTAGGTCGCACTGACCGGAGCAGGGCCCACGACCCTGGAGACGTATGCCTCTGATCCACCCTCGCGGAAGTAGCAGTCCATGGCGTCCCACAGATAGCTGTAGGTCTGGCGGGCGCCAAAGATGTTGATGAACTCGTTCATGGAGCGAACGAGCGTAGGTGTCGTTGGGCCCTTCTCAGACGGGCCAACGACGAAGAACATGCTGGTGTCCGTCGGCGGGGTACGTGCCGGCGGCTCTTCAAGCAGGACTACTTCAGTCCCCGGTCTTGCCACCTTCCTTCACCTCCTTTGAGGATTTCGCTGCCTCGACCTTTACCAGTCGGCCAGCGTCGATCAGTGATCTGTTGTGAGACTCTTCGGCCTCATCCGACGAAAGCTCGACAACCTGGCCTGGCTCAACAATCCGGCCGTCTGCCAAGTCGGTCAGCTTCCCGACGTTTGCGTATTTCATCACACTCCCTCGTTGATGATGACGACGTCAACCTCGTGCGCATCCGGCCACGTGCTACCAGGCTGACCGTCAGGCGGACAACGCGGATCTGGTGCAGCAATCTCTGGGTATGTCCTTGGCCCTCCTTGTCTGTTGACGACATTATCGACCGCAAGCGTGTAGTCTACGCACACAGCGGTGATGGTGCGGTTTGCATCCGCAGAAAGTAGGTCGTAGCTCTCACCCGTCCAGACAGCATCGACCGCGATCCCTCCAAATGATCGCTTCTGCACAATCAGCGCGCGAAGTGCGGCACCATACAGGCGCGAGACTCGACGGGTGTTCGTCTGGTCATTGGCGGAGACGATGATACAGGCCTGCATCTTCCAGCTAGCGATGTAGCTACCATCGCCGCGAGCGGTAGGCTTGCCGGCAAGACCAGGACAGGTCACGATCAATGCTGGCAGCTGATCCTCTTCGTACTTGTTGAACTTATCCCACACCTGGTATGAGCGCGGTAGAGGCAGACTGCCGCAGTCGCGTCCGGTCTGAATCTCAATCTCCTTGAGATAGACCTCAAACCACTGCTCCATGAATGAGAGCACGCCATCCTCGATCTGATCTGCCGAGATGATCGGCAGAAAGATGTCTACACTCGCCACGATGCCCCCATCCTACCTTCGCCGCCAGTGAACGCCGTCCAGAAGTAGCGGCGGACGATGTCAACGTAGCGAGCCTTGTCGGCAACCGTCGGCTGGTAGAAACGACGCTGCGGCATTCTGCGCGTACCGAACCAGTGATCCCGAGAGTAGCCGAGGTTGGTGCCGACACGAATGAAGTCAGGTCCAGCAACAAAGATACTGTCACTACCGCCGCGCGACGTGAGGGAGTTGTACAGACGATGGGTGTCGAAGAGGATGCGAGGATCACCAGGTTCGAGCGAGCGAGTGAACTGGCCGCCGCGTCCGCGCACCATGATCCCACCACCGAACGCGGCGATGTCTGTTGGAGTTGTTGTCTTGCCAACGCCGGTCTTGCGCCTGATCGTGTCGTCGCTGAGCTGATGCCAGGATCCACCGCCGCGCCGACCCTGACTCTCAAAGGTGGCAGCGATCACAGTCTGGATCTGCTCACCGACGCGCTCCATTGCCGGTTGCGTATCGAGCAGCGCCGACCCGAGCGCGGTGAACCGCTCTTGGAGTCGAGCGAGCTTGTCCGGCGGCACCGGCGAGTATTTGATTGCTAGGCCAGGCATTACCAGACCTTTGTATCCCACCCGTATGTTGGAGGAAACTCGTAGTACGGCAACAGCTTGGATAGGTTCTCTCCCTCACCCATCTGGATCTCTTCCCTCTCGCGCTCGACGGCAATTGCCAGGTTCACCGCAGATTGATCGTACATCGCCTTGTACTCCTGGAACGGTGATCGGTTGCTGCCAATCTGTTCGGGATAATAGCTGATCTCAACTATCATCGCCGCGCGGTACAGAATAGCGGCACGGGCGTAGCGATTCGCCCTGGGAGGGATCGATGTATCAATCGGGCTCATGACGTCGTCGGCAGCCTCACGCAATACCTGTGCGGCCTGCTCGCCGGTCGGCCTCGTGTTCTCAGTGAACGTGCCTAGCTCGTTGCCCTGGTTGTCCTTTGTCCTAGCCCGCATCAATGTGCCGAGCTCAGACACACTGGGCACATAATCGGCAGTCTCATCGGGAACGTTCTGGACTGGCGCAGTCGGTGTCGCAGTACCGTTCACATTATCTTTGAATGTGACTCGATACCAGCCAGCCGAAATGGTTCCCTGGTCAGTGGTGAAGCTGCGAGTCGCCGGAGCTGCTGGATCATCATCCGTTGGATTGATCGTCAGGGTATCGATCAATGTCCACGGGCCAGCGTCTGGATCAGGAGCCTCTTCGATCAAAATTGTTGTCCACGGAACGCCATCGAATCTCTCTGGCGGAGTGAAATCTATGAATGACACTGTGTAGGGCATTAGTTCCTTCCCTCGACCTGGCCAGTTGTGCTTTCAGCAATGCGTCCGTTACCGCCACCGATCACTCGTCCTGGCCGATAGACATAGTCCTTTGGCGGATTGACGATTGATAGTGTCGGAGAGATTCCGTCGGCGATTGCATTGCCAGCAACAGCGATTTGCCGCCACTCGAAGCCGGGAACCACGCCCGAGGCCACTGCAATGGCCGGTAGCGGGAAAGTGGTGCCTCCCCTACCCGGCGACGGTGCAGAGGCTGTAGCCGTAGCTACAACTGCTACCGTGGTCCAGATGAATCTAACCGGAAGACCGTCGGCCGTCGCGTCGGCATAAGGTGTCTCGATAGTCACCAGGGTCTCTGGAATCGGCGCAGGCATGGTTGCGACTGCTATCGGCGGCACAGCCACCGCCGTAGGCACCGGCGTCGCAGCGGTCGAAGATGCCACTGCTCGTACAGGCAGAGCGAAGATCGTTGATCCTGCCGAGATACCTGGGATGGGTGAGCTAGCCATCGCCGTGCCTGGGACTGCCTGGACTGACTCGCTGCGAGATATCACCGGCACCGGCAAACTCGCTGTCGCTATGGCGGGGAGAGTGGTTAGCGACAAAACGAGCGCCGGTGCCGATGCTCCCGCTGAGGCGACAGCGGGTGGTGGGAAAACTACACGAGAGATGCCAGGAGCAGTAGCGCCTGCCGTAGCAATGCATGGCGGCACGGTGACCGTGAGGCCGCCACCAACGAACAACACTGGCGGAGATGACGAAGCCGTAGCAATACCAGGAACGCTGATTGCGGTCAATACCCAGGACGGCGGCACACTCGATGCGGTGGCGACGGCTGCCGGTGGAGAGATGGTATCTGTCAGGCCTGGGCCGACAGAGCTAGCTGTGGAGATAGCCGGTGTACCAAACACGCGCACTTCGAGCACACCGCCGACCGAGCCAGCAGTAGCAGTCGCAGGCACTGCCGTGACGGTATCAGTCAGGGATGGAGCTACGGACGAAGCAGTGGCGATTGCTGGCGGTGACGTAACTGTGCTAGATGTGCCGATGAAGAGGGTGGGTGCGGCCGCGCCAGCGGTAGCGATGGCCGGAGGCGGCACCTTGGCGAACGACATCACCGGGCCGACGCTCGCCGCTGTGGCGATAGCGGACGGCACTGTGATCGATTGCGCCATCGACGCCGCCACCGAAGAGGCGGTGGCCGTCGCAGGTGCGCCAGTCATGATTATGGCGACAATCGTCGTCGGGTTCGACGCTGTCGCTATCGCTGGCGGCGGAGTTGCTGTATTCTTCAGCACAGGAGCGACGGAGGATGCAGTTGCAATCGCTGGCGGTGCTACGATGGTCGCGTTGGAGACGAGCGCAAGCGTCGGAGCTACTGATGATGCCGTAGCTGTCGCTGGCGGCGGTAGCATCGTGACCGTCGGGATCTGCGGCATCTGCGGGGCGACAGATTCGTATGTGTTGCCGATTCGGATGTCGTCCTCATACAGCACCACTGTTTGCGACACGGCCGCACGGTAGTAACCCATCTGCAATCGAACGAAGGTTGCTCCCGATGTGTACCAGGTCTGGATGCCGGTTGACGACGCAACCTGAACTCCGTTCATCCAGCACTCCACCAGGCCAGTAGTGTCTGTAGCCCACTTGACGTGAATCACGAACCGCACCCACTGCCCGGTGATCAGATTCCCTAGACGCCAGATTGTCTGCGTTGGTGAGGCTGGGTTGCCAGTGTTTAGCTCCAGGTGGAAGCTAGTGGATGGGTTGCCAGCATTGATGATGTCATTGATTCCGAGCTTGAGTGGCGCCTGGGCTGTGCTGCTATCACTGTGCAGCTCAAAGAAGTAGTTGAAGAGATTATTCGGCACAAACTGGAACCCAGGCGGCAGATACAGAGAGAACGCATAGTAGCGTTCGTCACCAACGTGATCATCCGGAGCGCCCGATGTCGGGTCGAGGTATGCCTCACAGATGTTGCCGCCGGTGCTGATCGGATCGTCACCTGACCTGACCTCGATCCTGCCCATGTAACTACCGGAGCGCGGCCAGACTCCAGCATCCGATGTGACTGCCGTGAATCGTCCGGCTGCTTGCTGGAAGCTGTTGCTGAACTCAGACAGGTCACCGGACTCGAAGCCACCCTCCCAGATTGTGTCCTTGTTAGCATAGCCAACCCAGAACATCGACATCGGCCCGCGCGGATCGTCACTCGATACGCTCGACCAGTTGGAGGGCAGAGTGCTACCGGAGATGTACTTGATGCCGCCGGTGCCTGGCGAGCCGGTGTACAGGTTCATGTTGCCACCGGAGTCTGTCGCAGTCTCGATCCAATAGCTGGTTCCAGAGATCACCTGTACCGGCGTCGGGAATCGGAAGCGCCAGACGCTAGCCTGTCCGACGTTGGTGACACTCAAATCTGAACTGATTGCCAAACGAGTGCCAGGAGCAGATCCGCCGTTATCGTCCGCCGCGAGCGCAGCGCGAGACGTATCAGCACCACCGCTTGTGTTGAACATCCAGACCTGAATCTCTGTTACCCATTCTGTGCGCGCGGCGGTGACCTTCTGTGCGGCCGAGAATCCCTGCCAGCCACCTTCACCAGTCTCCAACGCGGTGTGCCCGGTACGCCGGTCGATGTCGGCGAAGACTGCCTGAGCGGCTGCACAGGACGGCGGTGATGTCACCAGGTTGGTCGGAGCAGGAGCAACCGCCGACGCTGTAGCTACGGCAGCAGGCGCACTGATGGTCGGACTAGATGAACCCGATAGGCCTGGCGCCACAGCTGACGCTGTTGCCGCACAAGCACTCGGGAGAATGGTAACGGAAAGAACTGGACCAACACTAGCTGCCGTAGCAGCAGCAGGCGGTGCCGTCGGGTTGTTGGTAGGCGCAGGTGCGACGGAAGCCGCAGTTGCTGCTGCCGGCGGCGCGGTGACAGTGATCGCGCCCGAGGGGGTGTAGTCTACATACATCCCCATGAAGCAGACGCCAATGATGCGCGTCGAGGATGTGACTTGCTGACACCGCATCACTGGCGACGATCCGAGCGTCACGGTGGGAGCTTCCGTCTGAGTGCCTGACGTCCACTTCCAGCCAGTCGGATACGTTCCCATGACTGATGAGCCCTGATAGCAAGATGTCGATGCACCCTGCGAGATCACTGGGTTGGACGACACACCAACTGTGAAGCTCTTGGGGGATGTCGCCGACGCTGCGCCGGTACAGATCCAGGGGATGACTACATTGATGGTATCTGACGATCCTACACCACCGTTGGTGTATGTGGTCAGATTCTCGTCAAAGTTGACGCTTGCGTTCGCCGTGGCATTGCGCACCTGTTTTGTGTCAGATCCAGCGGCTAGGTCTGCCACTCCGAGCGGAGGCTCATTCTTGACTGCTGTAGACCCGCTGTTTGAGGAGATAGCTGTGCCTGTACCGAGTGTCCAGCCTGTGCCGACAGCGTTGTCGGAGACAGGGATTAGCATCACGACCTTGCCGCTGCCAGGGTAACCGTTGTTGTGAGTGCCCGTCGCGTCGTTCAGGGCGACATCATCAACATACAGGTTCTTGCTAGCACCAGGGGCTACTGTCCAGCCGACGTATGCGTTGGAAGAGCCGACGGCGATAGTCTGGCCCGAGACGATAGCAACCTGAACGCCGTCGAGAAGAAGCTCAGCATCAGTGATCTGGTTGCTGGCATTGGTGATAGCTTTCAATTCAAGACGATACCAGGTGTTGATCGCAAGTGTCGTTGCCGAGTCAGACCCGATCTGTGTGCCGCTCGTCTCGTTCCAGAGCGCGAGCTTGCCTGTGCTCTTCAGCAGTCCGGCAACACCCGTCGATCCGAGGATGATGATTTCAGTGTTGCCCGAGGGCAGCGCATCGAACCTGATGTATGCCCGGAAGAAGTAGGTGCCAGAAGCAACGATCTTGCCGTTGCCAAAGTTCAGGTAGGCAGCGGCGTTACTTGCACCCGAGGCACAACCCAGACAGCCATTGCCTGTTCTCTGGTTTGTTGTGTCCCTGGTGAGGGTTCCGAAGATCGAGCCACCCAATGGATTATCGGCGCTGACTACGTTGTTAGTCGGCACACAGGCTTCAAATCCAGCGGTGGCGATCCTTGCCATGGTTAGATCACGACTAGGGCCAGCAGCCTGGATAGACCGCTGACCCTAGCCATTGACATTACTCCGATGCCGCCTCTGCGGGGGCATTCGCGGCAGGAGCTTCGTCTCCGAGTTGCTTGCTAGAGACGATGACCCAGCTTTTGGCTTCGACAGCAGCTTCGAGACCATCCGGGTCATCGGCATACTGTCCCGTCCCTTCTGCGTCCTGACGAGCGATGGCAACCTCCTGGGCCATGATGCGCCTCTTGGCCACTTCCTCGTTCGGCGCGTCCAGAGTCGAGTGCCGCATGTACGGCCTCTCTGTCTCGACTGTACTACCGTCTTCAGCCTCGGACGTGCTCATGAATGTCTGAGTCTGCCCTTCTGGCGGCTGGGTGATGATCTCAAAGAGCGGCATGCAAACCTCCGATGTGTGGTGCACTTGACTTGTCAACGATGCGAGCAAGCACCGGGGTGTAGGTGTCTGGCCTGATGCCAGCGAGTTCTAGCTCAGATCCCTCCAGATGCTTGTAGAGTGACTTCGGGATCTCAACCTGATAGTCCCCACCGTCAGAGACACCAACGCCCGTACCGTCGCAGATCGCCTTGATGAGAGCGCAGGTCGTCACAGCGATGGTTTCGGCAGCCATCTTCTGTTGCTCGACTTCCTGCCGTAGTTCCCTGATCAGAGCGTTCTGCATTGCGATTAGATCCTTGTCGCTTACGTCTGTTCCTGGCTCGATCCTGCCTAGATTGAGCACAGCGGCTGGAGCGTGGATCGTGACATCCTTGCGCCCCAGCTGCTGAGCCCGTTGAATCTCGTGAGGTGCTCCGCCTCGCGCCATGACTAGGAAGCAGTGACCTTGAGAACGCCAGTCGCATCCCACTGGATGGTGAACGTACCGGAGGACACCGTCTGGTCGCCACCGAAGTTCACGTACCCCATTACCGGAGATGTCGAAGACGTACCCGTTGACTTGTAGATGACAGCGATACGTGCTGTGAAGCTCGCTGTCGACCAGGATGCGTTCGCTGCACCCAGCCTTGACTCGTTGGATGCCGTGTCGTAGGTGAGTGTCTTGGATCCGAGGGTGACGCCGCCAGCCGTGTAGCCGGTGCCGCTGACCTCGTTGGTGACTGCGTTGAAGAACTCATCCGTGTCCTGGTTGGGCACGTAGGTTGAGGTCGTCAGAGCCACCTTGATGGTGTCTGACGTCCAGTTGACTGGAGACGATCCCCACTGGTCCTTCACGTTGAGACCGTACCAGTTTGCTGTTACAGCCATCTATCCTCCTTACGCGGCAACGGCCTTGAGGACGCCGGTGGCGTCCCAGACGAGGGTGTAGGTTCCACCGCTGATCGACTGATCTGAGCCCATGTCCGTATATCCCAGCAGCGGTGACGTTGTCGGTGTGCCGGTGTCCTTGCGGACAACACTGATCCTGAACGTGAACGTCGCACTGGTCCACTGAGCAGGGTCTGCCCCGAGCCTAGTCTCATTGCTGGCAGTATCGTAGGTGAGCGTCTTGTTGACCAGCGTATAGCCACCGGCTGTGTAACCTGATCCGGTGCTCAATTCGTTCGTCAGATCGCTGTAGTACTGATGCGTGTCCTGGTTTGGTGTATAGCTAGAAGTGTGGAGGGTGCACTTGATCGTGTCGTTCACCCAGTCCACCCGAGACGCAGGAGTGCCAGACCACTGCCCCTTGCCAGCTAGACCGTACCAGTGTGAGGTGACTGCCATCTGACCTCCTGTGGAGATTGGGCGGGCCGAAGCCCGCCCTCACTCACTACTCGTTGGGCTCGCCCTTTGCGATGATCGGGGCCAGCTTCTGCTCGACACCCGCGCGCGGCACGCCCTTGGTGGCAATCTGCTCTGCCGCCAGGACACGCTTTGCCGTCTCGGGGTCGTCGCCCGCAAGAGCGACAGTGTCCTCGACGTTGGGCTTGTTGTTCTCGATCCACTCGGCGATTTCGTACTCCCCAGCAGTTGCCGGACTGAACTCGCCGGTGTCTGCCGCCTCGACATCTCTGCCGCTGCGGTTGAACCGAGCCAGCTCAGCATCGGTGAAGAAGCTGCCGAGCCGCTCACCCCGCTCCAGCGCGTACAGGCCCAGTTCCTCAGTGCTCAGCTCATCGCCGCGCTTGGCGATGCGAGCCTGAAGGATCGGAGCACCGTCCGGCTGAACAGGGTTGTGAATCTCGACCTGGTACGGGAAACGCAGGTGCTTGACGACCCGCGAATCCTTCTGCCCCTGGTAGTGCTCGTGGGGCTCGTACCCGGCCACCGACTTGGCGTGAGGATCAACGCCGTGGATTCCGATTTCGGTCATGTCAGATCACCCGTTCAGTCCGGTAACTGAGATGACGGCATGAGGCTGATCGACAAAGAAGACCGGCCGCACGCTGCTCTGCGTCCAGTACCTCTGCGTGTCCTCCTCATACCAGGACTCGGTCATGAGCGGCTGCTCCACTCGCATCTGGCCGACCTGACCCTCGGCCACGACGTATGCCGTACCAGCCGGAACGCGGTTGGTGACGAACACATCGTAGCCGGTGCTGGCGAGCAGATCCGTGAGGAAGTTGCCGTAGACAGTCGCCAGATGGAAGTATTCCTGCGGATTCATGAGCCACAGGTTGTACGTGTAGCCAAGCTCCTCAGTCTCGGCGATCTCAGTGACATGGGCGAAGTCAGCCCCAGGCCACAAAGGCGCGTTGGTTGCTGAAGAGCCGGTGGTGACGACCGTGGACCAGTTGTTGCCTGTCGTCGTCCGGCTGTACGTCGTGACAGCCGCCGACAGAACGTCCACTGCGCGCTGGTTGATCTTGCGCACGATGGTGTTCGCCAGCTGGCGGATCTGACGCGTGTACACCGAGATGTCGTTGCGGTCGCGCTCTTCCACTGTCATGAAGAACTTGCCGCCCCACTTCTCAACAGCTGCGACCTGCGGTGCACGCCGCTGGCTGGTGAGCATCGGGAACTCGGTGCCCGGTGCGATCATCTCCAGGTCACGAGTGAGGTACAGCTCATTGACCTGAAGCACGTCGTAGATCACGGCTCCACCAGTGACGCCACCGGCGTTGGTGAAGACACGATCCGCGAAGAACCTCTGAAGCGTGAGGTCCATCAGCGTGCGTGTGACGCGAGTCGGCTGCTGGAGTGCCCAGTCAACCGTGTACGTCGTGCCGCTGATCGTCGGAGGGCCAAGCGGATACCCGACCGGGTTGTTGTAGAAGGAGGCCGCGATCTGCTCGCCAACCGACAGAATCTCCGGCTTGGGCGGATCTGCGAGGATCGAGAATGCTTCCTCGTGATACACCCCCTCCAGCATGTCGCTGATATCCGGAGTCAGTTCGGGAACGATAACGCTCATTATTTCACCTCCCTCTCAGCCCTGCAGCAGCAGCAGAATCGGGGTGTCGCCGCCGACCGTGGACTGCGAGTCCATGGCGATCCCGATGATTGTGCCGGTGTTGTGGGGAATGACCTTGCCGGCAGTGTTCATCTCCACGTACTGACCGGCTGTGATTGCAGCACCGTTCGTGACCGGAACGATGCCCTCGCGGATGATGGTGAGCAGACCGCCAACAGGGCAGTCATAGGCAGCGACCCCGAGCGGGATCAAGCCTGCGTCGCCAGAGACGCACGGATCAACCTGGTAGACACCAGACTTATCCGATGCTCCGTCAGCGACGAGGCCAAGCTCAGGCGATCCCAGCTGGACGCCCGACACCTTCACGAACGTCTTGCTGACAACCTGAGTGGTCTTGACCTTGCCGGTGATGTGGCTGGCTTCTTCCTTGTATGGGATGCAAGGGTCAGCCAACGTTCAACCCTCCCCTCGCGTAGTTCCCATCGGCCTGGACAGCACTCTGTTGCCTCTCCTTGCGCCGAGTGATCTCAGGGAACCAGTCAGTCGGCAGGCTGGCGTTGCCGCCTGCTGCTTCGAGTTCAGCAGCCGCTCCGGTCGTCCCCATCTGAGCAACCGGCACAACACCAGGCTTCAGCGAAGCCAGGAACGTGCGGGTGCCCTCGCGGTCACGAGACATCTGCGACAGATAGCTCTCGCGGGACGACGGAGGGATGCGGCCCTCCTTGACAGACTGCTCAACGAACTGTGCGTCCGATGCGAGCAGCTGGGCCTCACGCATCTTGCGAAGCTCAGCGACCTCTGCCTGCATGGCAAGCAGTGCGTTGGGATCGACAAGAGCGGCCTGAAGCTCAGGGTTGCCTTCCGGATCTGCCGGCGGTGCCGGATTCGGATCGGCGGGTGGTGTGGCCGGAGCGGCCGGTGGATCTGCGGGCGGATCAGTCGGCTGTGCCGGAGGATCTGACGCCGGAGGATCAGCAGGCGGATCGGCTGCCGGTGTGGCAGGCGGGTCAGCCGCTGGCGGCGTCGGATCACCGGAAGCCAACATGACCGCTCTCGTTGCCTCCGTGATCTGCAAGTCAGTGGCATCTGACGGCAGACCAAGGCTGGCGCAGAGTTCTGCGCGGTCCATGCGTCCTCCTGTGGTTGTGGGCCTGGATTCGGCCCTGCTTGCATAGATGATGGCACCAGGCTCAGAGAGCATGGCGGAAGCTGCGATGCTGGCCGCCATCGGAGCCGGCACATCTGGGTAGTCGAGGTTGACACGAACAGGCTCGCCAAACTCGACCTTGTCATCCTCGACCGAGAAGGGCACGCGGTACAAAGTGCCGTCGTCATGGTCAACGATGAGCCTGTTGGGGGCAAGTTGCATCCCCCTGATCCACCAGAAGCGCGACTCGCTGTCGTCTCCCAAGGTGGCGTAGTATGCTCTACGAACATCCTCGATGTTCATCGCAGCATGTACCTCCAGTCCTGGCGGACCACCCGGCGATGCAAGCAAGGGCAGATCCTCCAGCGTTGTACAACCTGGCCACGTGATGCCCAGAAGAGAGACATACTTGATGGCCATTCGGTACTTGTTGTGGGTCACTGTCCGGAAGTTCTCGACGATGCCCACTTCCACTCCAACCCCTGCCTCGATACTCCGACTTGGATACGCGATAGGGATCAGATTAGCCAGCCAGTCAAAGGTGACATAGTCACCATACAGCGTCTGGCCGTTGTTACCGATGACCTGGTTCTCGATCCGACCCAGACACGGCTCGCCATCGAACTCTGCACCATCAAATCGCTTGTCATGATGCCCGATCTTGAGTCGCATACCTGGGACTCCAGGATCACGCACGGCCAGCAACGCATCGGCTAGGTCTTCCTCGCTGAAGGTTTTTGGGCCTGAGCCAAGATTGTACTCGATGCCCGTCGAGACCAGAGGAACCCGCTTGATGCGCGAGTACGGCGTGCCCTGAATTTTCTCAATCACCAGGTCCATCGTTACCTCTTGTGGTTCCAACTGCGAGCGTTGATTGCGAAGTTCGCCCGCTTGCGAGTTGTCGGATTCTTGCTGTTCTTGAGACGCTGAAGAGTCGCCATTGGAATCTTGGCACCCTTCTTGGCGCCGGTTGCACGACGCAACTTGCCTTGGTTCTTGGTGGCAATGTGGATCGCGCCACTTCCCTTCTTAGCAGCCATACCCCACTCCAGACCGGCTACTCCCTGGGGCCTTCAGCTGCTTCGGTGCGCTGGGCTTCTTCTTGGTCGCGGATCGCAGGCCTTTGCCTAGCTCGTTGGCGCTCTTCCAGTTGCCTTTTCCGCGCTTGCCCATTACGACCTACCCTGCCCAGGGTACGGGCCACCGGCGGCACCCATCATGAGGCCAGCGTTAGCCGCACGCGATTTGTCGTACTCGCGCTTGAGCATCGAGCCAGCCACTAGAGCACCACCGGCTGCCGGCTCAAAGATAACGTTCTGGACTTCCCAGAACGATGTGGGGATGAGCCGGATGCCGCCTGCCCTGA